TTTATCTTTTTGTGTTGACATATAATATAGTGTGGGATATATTGGGATTAGTCTAGTTGAGGAGAAAGACAATGAAACACTGGGAAGTAGAACATAACGGCGAGTACCTTCGCATTGAATGGAACGAGTCAGCAACATTTAATTTGCAAACACCAGTAGGCGGTCAGTGGGTGGATTATCACTGCTTCACTTGCTACGGGATTGATAGCGAGCAAGAAGCCTTAGAGCATGCAATGGAAGTGTTAGAGGAGACAGAATAATGAAAACGATCACACTGGAGTTACCCGACTTTTGGGCAACCGCACTTTTCTACGATGACACTAGCGGGTTTGAGTATGAGGACGAGAAGCCGTTCCAAGATTTTTGCCAGTGGGCATTGAAAAACTACGGCACTTCTGAGCCAGTTGATATGGATGAGGAGCCGCACTTCATGAGATATCATGACGCTGAACGCTTCGGTGTTCTTGCTTGCAACGTTCACCGCTATACTTTTATCGTGAACAACGGCAACCCAAAGACTAGCGCAATGGTAACACTGGCGCACACAATGGAATCATAACTTCGGGCTTCGGGTTCGGGTTATCGGGGTTCGGGCTTCGGGTTCGGACCCTTTTTTTATGTTATCCCTAAATATCTTCCCCCCTATTTCCCCCCTATACACACAAAATCTCTGAAATAACCCGAACAATTGTTCGATTTATGCCAAAAATAGGCCAGAAAAAATCGTATAACCTATTGATTTTAAACGACTTTCTGGGTCGCTTTTTTCTTGTATCATATGGGATTATATGGGAATATAGGGCATGGGCAGGGAACGCCCTACTGATTCGCTGCACCGCAGCATAAACCTAGTAAAGAGGAAATACAAAATGATACATGTTATTGGCGTAGAATGGGAATTGGCTTTCAGAGGCGAAGTTACCCGAGGCGAAATCCGCAGAGACTTTGAAGCAGCAGGAATTGGCTGCGTCAAAGTAAAATCAGACGTGAGCATTCCAAGACGCAATCATAATGACAGCACATGGGAAATAGTTTTCCCACCAATGGCAGACTGTGACCGCACATGGGAAATATTCAAAACAGCGTCAGAAATCCTAGACCGTCATAATGCATACGATCCAAACCACATCAGCAATGGATCATCTGAAACCGCAGGGATGCATGTTCACGTTTCAGCAGCAGCCTTGCAAGACAATGTGACATCCGAGCAATTCACAGAGGCAAGCGTTCGCCATGCATCAAACAGCAGCGGATATTTGAGCGGCAGCAGATGGTTCAAAGACAGAATGTGCGCCTTGTCAGTTAAAGACATAGTGAAACGCATGCACTCTAATCAACCTACGGTTGATAGCATGTTGCCATCATCACGCCGCAACGCTTTTTACTGTCAACCAATCACAGCCCGAGCAATCACACGCGTTGAAAATGCAAACACCGTTGAAGAAATTTGCAGCGCAATAGGCCAAGGAAAGTATCACGTCATCAATTTGCAGCAATGGAATGGTTACAAGACTATCGAATTTCGCCAAGGCCAATGCACATGGTCAATGGAAAAGACCCGTCAATGGGCAAGACTACTTTTAGCCTTGGTTTACAGCACCAGACAAGGCCGAGTAGCTGAGGGATCAGCCCAAACAATCACAACGCCGAGCCGAGGCAATGAAATTTTCAGACGCGGCACACGCATTGCAATTCAATATGATTTGATGCGCACAGAAAACGGCGCGACCACACGCGAAATTATCGCGGCAATGGGTGGCACCGAGGGCGATGTAAGACGCCGCGTTTCAGAATTGCGTGACCGTTTGAATGATGCAGCAATCGTGACCCACACACAACAGGCACAAGGCCGCAGCTATTCAGACGGCACAGACTGGACGCGATACCAAGTATTGACGCAATACAGCGAAGGCCAACCCGATGCGATGGTTCCAGAGAACAGACGCCTACCCGAAACCATATTCGCAACATTGACCGATGAGCAATTCGAATATTGGCAAGACAGAATACACGCGCTGTCATAGGGCAGCGCAACAAAACGAAATTAGCCCGCTTGCGCGGGCTTTTTTTTGTCTCGGGTCCCTTGCCAATTTTAACAATTGGTCGGGATCGGGACCGCAAATAAACCGAACACCCCCAAATACAAAATCGGTTATCGGTGTTTACTACACAGTGTTTTCCACGAACAATCACCAGCAAAAACCTTTTCACTGCGTATGGGACCCATAGGGGGTCAAAAAAATTTTTCACAAAAAATCCGTTGACTTGTCCCATAGATACCCATATCGCTTGGGGAAAAGGAGAATATGATGCCTAAATTTGTAGTTGATATTGGGGATTACTTTGAGTTTTGGGGCCAGACGGCTGGAGAGGTAGTTCCTGTGATGCAGGAGCGTTATAAGGTTTATGTTGAGAGTGAGCGTGATTATTTGCGCGAAAGTGCGATTTCGTTTTGCGAGTGGAATGGTAAGAATTACTGTTATCATAGCCGAGATGCTTTGGCGAAAAGCATGATTGAGAATGGTTTATTAGAGGTGATTGATTAAATTTCGATAAATTGTTAGGATTGCGTCAATTGATAGCGGAGATTTTAGATGAATGTACGCATGACGCCACCTCAAGGCCCAATGGGACAACCGATGCCGATGGGTGGAGCGCCTGCCCCGATGCCACCTATGGGTGGTCCGATGCCTGTTCCTCCGATGCAGCCTACGGCTGGTCAGCAACAGAAGCAGGGATTGGGGAGTGCGTTTGGCGGGAGTGCGCAGGGTCGCGGTCAGTTTAAGAATTTCATGTCTGCGAAGAAGCAGACGAGTGCGTTGGTTCCCCCGATGCAGGCTTCGATGCAACCTATGGGTTCTGCTCCGCCTATGGCGCAACCGAGGATGGCACCACAGCCTATGTTGCCTGCGCCGATTCCACAGATGATGGGTGCGATGAAGCCTATGGGTGCGCCTCAGATGGGTGGTCCTGTTCAGGCGGGTCGTCCGATGCGCGGTACTCAGGGTGGATTGGGCAGTGCGCCAGTTCAGTTGAATCGTGGTGGTGCTGTTGAGGTTCCTCGTGAGACTAACATTTACAACCAGCCGCACATGTTGGCGTATATTCGTCCAGATGAGGCGGATTTGCTGAAAGGTTTGGGGGGCATGGGTACTCCGGGTCCCGGCGGTGTTCCACAGTTTGGTTTCTGGGATTCTGTTAAGAGTTTCTTTAGCGGTGGTGGCGGTGGTTCATCGTCTAGTAGCAGTAGTTCGTCTAGTTCATCATCTAGCAACAACGACAATAACAACAGCAGTGTTCCTGTTTACGATAACTACTATGACGCGATTGATGCGGAGGGTGTTGGTGCTACGGTTAATATTGGCGGCAAGATTGTTAAGGCTGAGACTGCTGATGGATATACTGGCAGCGGAAGTAATACGAACACCAGCACGGCTAAAGATTACAGCTTTATGGATGCTGATGATGAAGAGGATTACAACTTAGGCACTGGCACTGATTATAGCACTGCCTATGATCCGTTTCCTAATAATAATGATAATGATAGTCCATCGACCACAGTTGTAACTGGTTCGAGTGGTTATCCTAGCTTGGACGCTACTGCTAATGTTAACGTAGATTCTCCTAGCACTGATTATAGTTTTATGGACTCTGATGAAGAGGAAGATTTTAACTTAGGAACTGGTACGACTTACGACACGGTTTATGATCCATTCCCTGCGGATGATGATTCTGAACCTGTTGATACTGGTGGTTATGATGCAGTTGGTACAGGTTCTGTTGATGATCCTGCGGTTGGTGGTGGCACTGATTACAGTATTTTGGACCCTGATCCTGAAGAGGATGATAATTTAGGCACTGGTGCGACTTACGACGATACTTATGATAGTGGTTCGGTTGTTGTTGGCGGTTCGGATGATGGTCCGAGTTATCCAGACACGCCTCCTCCATCTGTTTCTCCTCCTGCACCACCTCCTGTTTACTATGACATGTTTGGCGGTGAGCATGCGACTCAGGAGGCTGCGAATGAGGCTGATGCGGCGTACACGGCTGCGTCAAATGCGGTTGATATTGTAACGGGAGCTTCGGATGGGACTCCGGGTTATTTTGTTGGTGACATGGAGTTTCAGGGTCCTGACTTTGATCCCGGTCCGAGTCAGCAGGAGATTGACGCGAGTAACAACACTGCGAAGTTGATGAATGACTACAGTGCGATCAGCAATGATTATAGTACATTTCAGGGTTTTGACTTAACAAAAGATACTGGAAATACAATAGGTTACGCGACTGGTGGATCGAAAGCTGGTTATGCTGCGATTATCAATCCTGTAACTGGTGGCATTGATATTTTGACTCCGGGCAGTGGTAGTGTTGAGGCATCTTTTGCGGCGACTGAGTTAGAGGATGCGTTGAATTATTTGACTGACGGTGACGTTGATTTGACGAATTTGGACGCTCCGTTGGATTTGATTCCAGAGGCGAGTGGTGGCACTGGCACTGTTGGTTTGGATGCTGAAGGTCGTTTGATTGAGTATGGCGTTGATGACATTGAGGAGATGCTTTCACAGTTGGAGGGTATGTCTGACATGACTGAGGAGGAGCTTGCGGCTATTGCGGGTGATACTCCGATTGAAACTGAGTTTGAGGTATTCCCAACGGCTGATGGTGTTGTAACGCGAGATGAGATTGAGGCTGATTTATTTGGCGAAGATTACACGCCGCCTTCTGCTGAGTTAGCTGCTCAGTTAGAGGATGCGGGTTTAACGAATATTACTCCGGGTCCTTTATCTGTTGAGGATCAAGTTGCTCAGTATGATCTTTTTGGTGATGGTTTCTTTTCTGAAATACCAGTTTTGCCTAGTGAGACGAGTTATGAAGATTTTAAAAGCGGTAATTACGAAGGGTCTATAGATCAATTTAGTCCTGCTAGGGGTGAAGACATTCCAGATATATCTGCGGCTATAGCGGATTTAGCTGCTGACGAAGCTGCGTCCGAAGCTCTTGCCAGTGGTTTATATGATGATGTGATACTTGATACTGGCGAAGGTGGTTTAGGTTCTGATGCAGACAACCTAGATGATCTTATGACAACTGTTGAAGGTGATACAACTGGTATTGACTACGGTGGGCGTGACTTTAGAGATGTAGCACCTGATACAAGTTCTACGATTACAGATACGATTAAGGAGCTTGAGGGTTTCTCTGACAGCACTTATTACGATGTTAATGCCGAGCGTAGTGGTTACGGTAGTGACACGAAAACTGATCCTGTAACGGGTGAGGTTACGAATATTGAGCCGGGTATGACGGTTACGCGAGAAGAAGCGGAAGCTGATTTGAATCGCAGACTGACCACTGAGTTTATTCCGAGCGTTGTGGACGCTGTGGGTGCAGATACGTTCTACGCTATGGACCCAACCACACAGGCTGCGTTGACTTCGATTGCGTATAATTATGGCTCTAATTGGGCTGAAAAGCTACCGAGTTTGGCTGCTGCTGCAAAAACTGGTGATACGGACTTGATTGCTGATGCGATTGAGGATCGTTCGGTAGACAATGATGGCATTAACGCGACTAGACGTTTGCGTGAGGCTGAAATGGTTCGATCTGGCGTTCCGTTAGGCGGCGATACTGATATTTACGCTGACGATGATGTTGCACTTTCTGGAACGGCAAGTGGTGCAGGCACTGGTGTTGGTGGCGCTGACACAGACATTGTGACGGAAGTTACTGGCGAAACAGGCCAGACGGCTACTGAAGCGTATTTGAGCGCAATGACGAAGCTAGATAATCCAGAAACGATGACTGAAATGGAGCAACGTGCGTTGTATGGCGCTCGTGGTCAGGTTCCGAACGCGGCTGAGACAGCGTATTTGACTAGCTTGCTACGTGATGCGAAGCACAAGGAAGATGTTGTA